TTGCTTCTCAGGGCATTCGGATCTCCCATACTAATAAGAGTATCGAGAGATTCTACCGCAGATGGTGGCAGAAAGTAAATGGGGCAGAAAGATCCGAGAGGTTTCTTAACTACCTATATCGGCTTGGGAATGTGATTGTTTATAGAGCAAATGGCAAGATATCCAAAAAAGACCAAAAGGATATGTCCAAGGCCGAGAGGAGGGTAATACCATTTAGGTATGACTTTCTTAATCCCTTGACTGTAGAGGTAGATGGGAATTATTCTGACATTTTTGGCGGAAATAAGACCTACAAGATCAGGATCTCCTCCAAAACCAAAAATGCGATTGCTGCAAAGAAGAACGACCCATCCTTTTTACAGGAACTATCCCCACCAGTAAGGAAAATGATCCTAGATGGGGCCGAGTTCTTCCCATTGGAGCCTGACAGGCTCTCTGTGTATCATTACAAGAAGGATGATTGGTCAGTATGGGCCAACCCTATGATCCATGCCATCTTGGATGATATCACCATGATGGAGAAGATGAAGTTGGCCGATATGTCTGCTCTCGACGGAGCCATATCCAATATTCGTCTTTGGCGATTGGGTAGTCTTGAGCACAAAATTGCCCCCACCAGAGCAGCAGTAGACAAGCTCAGAGACGTACTCGCCAGCAATGTGGGCGGTGGCACCATGGACCTAGTGTGGGGTCCAGAGCTAGACTTTAAAGAGTCTACTAGCCAAATTTATCACTTCTTGGGCAATGAGAAGTACGGTCCTGTACTGAATGCGGTTTACGGTGGACTGGGAGTTCCCCAGACCATGACGGGGACTTCGTCTGGTGGCGGATTCACTAATAATTACTTGAGCCTCAAGACTCTCATCGAAAAGCTTGAGTATGGGCGGGGCTTGCTGGAGAACTTCTGGCGGCTTGAGTTCGAAGATCTGGCCGAGGCTATGGGGTTTCCATCTCCTGCCGAATTGCGATTCGACAATATGATTCTGTCCGACGAAGCGGCAGAAAAGAACCTCTGGATTCAATTGTCAGATCGCTACATCATCTCTGCCGAAACCCTTCGGGAGCGATTTGGCGAATCTCACGACATCGAAGAGTCCCGAATCGCCAAGGAAGAAAAAGACCGCAAAAAGCGTAAGCTGCCTCCCAAGTCCGACCCATTCCACAATGGTAACATCGAATCTGAGGTTGTCAAGCTGGCAATCCAGAAAGATACGCTCAGCGTCGAGGATGTGACGGATTACAAGGCCAGAAAGCCCCCGGTTCAGCCGGGAGGAGCCGCCCCACAGTCCAAGAAGCAGCCCGGCCAAAATGGTCGACCACTGTTCAAGGGAGATCAAGGTCCCCGAAAAACTCGCAGAGTTCTTCCCAAGAGCAAGGCAGATTTGGCAAGTACTATCCTTTGGACTACAGAAGCCCAGAAGAAAATTTCGGCAGTACTCAACCCTATTATGCTGATTCAATACGAATGTAACTCACTTCGTGAATTGACAACCGCCCAGCAGGCCGAATTAGAGGAAATCAAGTTTATCACATTGTGTGGTCTTGAAGCCTTTTCTCCACTCGATCCAGAAAAAATAGCAGAGGCCATGGATAGGAAGAACAAGGTAGATACCCTTCCTTTTTACCGAAAATTCCTCAAGACCAATAGTCGTGAGCCCAGTGTGGATGAAGTCCGACAAATGAATTGCTTGGCATATGCTTGTCAAGAATTTTAAGAAAAAACAGAAAAACTTAAAATACTAGCGTATTTAAAAGTGAGGTAACTTATGCAAAAAATATATGAAGCAGAAAAACTAGACAATCTATCTGACGCACTTACATGCGTTAGTGTTGCCATGCTCTGCCCCATATCTATTGTAGAGTCTTTTGAGATCCCAGAGAGGGTGTTGGCTTCTGTCAGCAATAGACCTATTCAAAAGGATCTCTATTACCTCAATTCCATTCTTGTATCGGCGGGATGGAATAAGAACGACGATGTTTTCGACGTAGCAGACCTATGGGCGGCACGCGAAACACCTATTGATAAGCCGTTCAATTATATGCACGATGATTCAGATATCATCGGGCATATGATTTCTTCAGCCGCAATGGCTGAGGATGGCTCCATGGTAACAGATGTTCCTCTTCCCGAAAGGATGGACCTCGTTACTTCCGCCGTTATTTATAAGACTTGGTCTGACCCAGACCAGTCAAGTCGGGTCAATAGCCTGATTTCTAAAATTGATGAGGGTAATCTAGCTGTTTCTATGGAGTGCGTATTCAGTAATTTTGATTACGCAATCATCGAGCCTGATGGATCTCAAAAAGTAATAGCTAGAGACGAAAATTCTGCGTTCCTCACCAAGCACTTGCGGGCTTATGGTGGGACAGGCTCATATGAGGGATATAAAGTTGGTCGATTGCTGCGAGACCTATACTTTTCGGGTAAGGGTCTTGTGGATAAACCAGCTAATCCTCGAAGTATCATTCTCCCGAAGGAGGTTGATCCTTTCAAGCCCGCAAATACTTTTTCTACATTGGCTATGGAGGTAGTAATGCCTGAAGACAATTCAGTGCTATTGCTGGAAGTAGAGTCCCTAAAAGAGACTCTGACCGCCGAGAAGGCGACAGCAAGCACTCTAGCGACAGAAGTTAGCGGTCATAAGGCTACTATTTCTTCGCTTGAGTTGAAGATTACAGAACTTGAAACTTCTATTGCAAATATCTCTCAGGAGAAACTGACTCTGAGTCAGGAAATTCAGAAGATGGTTGCAGAAGTAAAGACGACAGAACGAAAGAACGCACTAGTCAAGGCTGGAGCAACCGAAGACCGAGCAACTGAGCTGCTCTCTAAGTTTGCTGAAGCTACTGATGAAATGTTCGAAGTAGTTGTTGCATTGATCGTTAGAGAACCGGCCCCTGTTCTGGACACTGAGTCGGTTGAAGTCGAAGTTGAAGCAGAAACACTAGATGATGTTACTGAAGTGGAAGCTCCAGTAGTTATTGTTGAAGATTCTGTTTCTGACAAGATTAGCGTAGCTTCAGAATGGCTACGTTCTAGTGTCCTTAAGTCTACAAAAAATTTGAAGTAAGGGGTAAATTATGTCACTTAAAGGTGATCGTAACGAGCTGGATACAGACATCTCATTCTTTATGAATGAAACTGCAACTCGTGGTCTTGTTGTATCCGTTAGCACAGCAGGCTCTGGAGCCGCTATGGATAACGGCGTAGCTTTGGCGACAGTAAAGGCGAATCCATCTGGAGCATATCCTTTGGGTATTTTGCTGAACGATATGGTCAACATTGACCTGACTCGTCAGCACCTTAACCAGCACAAGGATGAAGTCCAGAAGGGTGGCAAGATTACTATCCTGCGTAAGGGATTCGTCGTTACTGACGCTATCTCTGGTACACCTTCTGGTGGTCAAGATGCGTATCTTGCCGGGACTGGTCTTATCAGTGCTACTCAGGCTACTGGAGCACTCAAGATTGGTCAGTTTCTCAGCTCTAAAGACGCTGATGGTTTCGCTAAAGTTGCAGTCAACCTATAAGGGGGTAATTTGATGTCGTCTAATAAGCCAAATCCAGAATTCATTGAGATGCTGAAGCAGTCAGGGAGCGTGGCTCCTTCTGATGCTCTTGCTGGTCAAGAGCAGGTCGCCAAGGCCCTTCAGACTCCATTGAGAGAAGCTATCCTTGTGGGAGACGTAGTTTCTCCTATCTTTGAAAAGCTTGTGCTTGATTCAGGCACCACAGCCGAGTATCCACTCGACTTGCTGAATCCCGGTGACGAAGTTGACTTCGTTGCTTATACAAATCCCGGCCATGGTAAGATTCCAGAACGATCAGTTGAAGGCGATTACATTCAGGTTCCGACCTATGGTATCGCTAACTCAATTGACTATCTGGCACGCTATGCCCGTGACGCCCGTTGGGACGTTGCTGCAAGAGCCATGAAAGTTCTTGAAGCTGGCTTCGTCAAGAAGATCAACGATGATGGCTGGCACGTACTTTTGGCCGCTGGTGTTGACCGCAACATCATGGTCTATGATGCTGACGCTGCTGCTGGTCAGTTCACGAAGCGTATCGTTTCCTTGCTGAAGTCAGTTATGCGAAGAAATGCTGGGGGTAACTCTGGC